AGACACAGTGTAAGATGCATAGCATCTCGCCTAGGTATGAACAAAAGCATGTTCATGCCCCCACTCGGCCACCGAGTGGTATTCTAATCGATTGTTTACGATTTCTTACGGCTAGTTTGCTTCATAACAGAAGGTTCTGATGCTTATTAAAGAGTCCACCACGACTCTATGTGTTCGTTTGAAATCTGACCCAAAGACTTCGGATTACGAAACAGCGGCTGGATCGGAGTAATTGTAAATTATCGGCGCACCGACAAATAATCCAAGTTGGAAATCTTCTGCAGCGCTCACATACTTGTCAATACGATAAGCGTTATTTACAGTGTTTCCCGGAACATCGCACGAAATTTCATGTGCCATTTCCACTTGGTTGTACAAATTAACTTTCCGACCAGGTAGGAAGCGCTGACCATTTGTGTAAAATGGTGTTTCGTATTCCAATGCTGGATTCACGTGATACGGAGACACATGAGTCCCTCCAAGACCACTTGCCATTAGTCCCAATCTTCTAGATCGTCTGTTTCCTACTACTCCCGTTTGGGAATGTTCATCAATCGAGTTTGTTGCTCCCAAAATATTGTGTCGAGCTACTGCAAAAGAGTTACCTCTATTGCTACTCCCAATAGTGGACAAAAGTGCCTTATGTCTAATCGCCCCACGCCTACAAGCAAATGCAGGTGTGAGATAATTCATCAACGTCATGCTGCAGAAGTTAAAATCTGCTGTAGCAAGTGTTGAGTCGACGGCTTCATCTTGCCCACCGGACTCCCAACCTCGGTAGAAGGGAAAATTGTGAACATTGTACGCAATGGTGCGGGCATTTGACACAGTACCATCACCTCCTGGATAATAACTATTGTGATAATTGTACCTACGCAACAACTCGCGCAGAGACACAATTCGCTCGCCCTGGTAAACTAAATATTGATTGTCATCCTTGATGGTCATGCCCGGTGCAAATGAATGCACTTCTGTCACACAACCTGGCGAATTCGAAGTATCCTCAGCTGAAGCTAAGGCTTCTCCAGGAGCAGTCTCGGCTTGCTGTGCGTGATACGACATGGTTGATAAATTCTTAGTCGTAGGAACGGATACTGCAAAATCATGTCCAGCAGCAACCCATACCTGAATCTTCACATCAGCAGCAGTGATGGACGGCGTAGCCAGCTCATTCACTACATAAACCGAAATGGAACCATTGTCATATGTGCCACCCGCCGAAACAGGGTTGACATCATCATAACCAGGATTGGTGCCGAGATTAGAAACCCCGGCATTGTATGCCCAGGCCCTGATATCTGCCCATTTGACCTCATACTCAAAATCCCTGTTTTCAGAAATATCAACAATTGTCGAATACGTCTGATTAAAGGGAATGGCACCAGTAGGACTAGTAGCTGGATTGTAGACAATACGAATACGTCCCCTGTGGTACTCAGAACACACCACATTAAAACGAAATTTGATAGTTCCTTGCCAAGCTTCAAAAGGGCTGGCAGCAAAACATAATGCCGTAGGATGTAATTCTGTCACTGGAGATGCTACCAACGTCTGGCCATAGTTAGGCCACACCAACATCGACGTGAGCATCGTATCTGTAGTGGCTGTTTCTGGCCAATCAAATTGACGCCAATAAGACCATCTCTGAGCAATAGAGTTGATAGCAAGTTCATCTTCACCTCCTAAGCCCATAACACGAGTGTCAACAGACAATTCATTTTTGGAATCAAGCGACAATTTAACAAGAGGTTCCGGTGCATCACTGTTGGTCAAATTGCCCATTACTCGTGGAACAAAAGGCTTGGTGTCATCCAAGATCTGAGGACGTGAATATCCAAAAATCTTTGCAACATCTCCAATTCGCGTAGAGATCAATGACGTAGCCTTAGCATACGGAGCAATAACCGGAATCATTGACAAAGCATCCGCAGCTCTAGCAATTGCAGAAGCTGGTTTGCTAATTAAACCATCCTTGACAAATTCATCAGCAGTAGATGTATTTGAACCCTTCATCATAGCCCCACTCTTCTTCTTGTCAGCTTGAGTATCATATGGTTTTGGAAAACCAAACTCATCTAACTCAGAATCATCCACATACCCCTGCTTAGTATAAACCTGTGTTGCATGTCCTAACATAATATCAGGATCATCAATCGGCTCTGGGGGTGTGGAGGGAATGGATGGCAAACGTACATCCTGGTCCAAAGGACTAGGTGCAATGTCTGCCTGAGCTACTGCAGTCGTGGGAACAGATAATGTCAAATTCTCTGCCCAACAAAAGACTGCAATTGTGATAGGATCTGAACCACCATTTGCATGCTGAAGTACATCAAAATCGTGAATATCAACTTCGCCCATCTCATCTGCCCAACCTGCTTTTGTTATATCCAAATAATTCTCTGGCCAAATGAATGGCAAAAGCATTTCACCTCCCTGTGAGGAAGTGGGATCCAATAACAGATGTGGCTTTTGAGATGCCTGTACCAAATCCTGTTCAACAAAAGTACGGTTGACTGTAACCTGATCGTCGGTCACATAAGGATTGTATGACAAGAGGGCACGTCCATAATAGAAACTATTGCCGTTAACTAGCACCTTCAAATGAAGATTGCAACGCAAGTTACGGTAACGGTTGATCTTGTCAAGGACGTCCGAATTAGAAAAGAACAATGCCCAAGGGTTGAAACGTGTAACCGCCAACGAAGATGACGGCACCCATTGGTATTCTTTGATCTTGATCGGTCTGCTGAGAAAATCACCTAATTGAGCATCAGTAAAACCTGCCAATTTGGTTGTCTCATCCGGAGTAGCGACAATATTGTATGACCAGGGAGTATCCCCATCAATGAAATTCGTCGTCTGAGAAATTGTTTCATTCGAAACTTTGGAGATGTTATAAGCGGCACCTCCTTCCGCATTTTCTTCTTGTGTATAATTTTTACTAAACCACTTCTTAAGGTCGGTGCCCGGCTCAAAGCACCGCCAGCAACGTATTTAAATGTGAGTGACGAACTCTCCTGTAAATACAGGTATTCCACGAGGGGAATGTCTTACGTACAGCAAGCCGATATGCGTAATGATAATACATAAAACACACGCGATATGGTATCCAATACTGCACGGCCATTTTAAACTTACACTTCCCACGAATGGCTCCGGGGGGCGGATGAGTTTAACGTCCTCCCAGGACTGTTGGGAGAAGTTACAAATATCTCTCTTTGAACTTCTCCAAGCGGTCATCATAAGTCATGTTCAATTCGTTACACAAATGAGAAATACCAGCCTTCTCAGCTACTTCCTTCATCTGCTCACGTCTCTGATCATAAACTTTACGACCATATTGCCACCATTCTCTCAAAGCGCCATCAATGTTCTGAGCGCTCTGATCTTCAAGACCTACAGAACGCGATTTGCAAACAGTGTGCAAAGACTTCCAGATTGAATCCTCTTCCAACACCCCATGAATCAGCCCAGTTTCTTCCTCAAAGCGGTTCTTTCGCTTCAAGAAATCAGCCTCATCATCGTTCATGTAAGGCTTGGGCTCAGACTTTTTATCTGGCATGGTAAGAACCATATCCCTGTTGGCCAAAAAATGACTATAAGAGAGATGGTTGAGGAAATTGGTATCCTTGCGAGTCGATCCTTTGAAATCGTCGCCATATGTCATCACAGAGCATCGAGCCCTGAATTCATCTGGATAACCCAATTCCTTGGGATACAACTGGAAATAAGCGCATCTCATCAACAATGAGTTCACAGTGCAATTGACATATACCGTCATGTTGTGACCTGAAGGGTTAGAACCGGAGTGAATAATCACATCTCCATTGTAAGACACACAGGAGTATGCGATCTCGGTAGCTATTCCCTTCATTATGGTAATGTCTCTCTCTGAATACTGACCGTTCCATTGTGCGATTTGAATGTAAACCTCGAAAGCAGCAATGATAAGTTGAGCAGGCATACGCAAGTCATATTTACTGTAATCACCAGCAAAGATACGATCTGCACCAAACTTTCGCATGTGCTTTGCTAACTCATCCCACTCTGGGCCCTGAGCATTCACACCAACGGCACACTCTGAATCCAATGGAAACATAGACAGAATGCGTGCAATGGGCAACATATATTTGCGAACAACCATTTGAAATGCCCAATCGGCGGCTTGGAACACACGGACTTTATCCTTGCCTAGCTCAGTCGGCTCATCCTTGACACAAGCTCTGAAAATCGCGTAACAGCGTTCCCCATTAGCAAGTAAATCCTCCATCTGTCTCATCTGATCCATAATCATCTGATCACACTCGGCAGGACACGCAAAATCAGGATAGTCCTCTGGAGGCAAAAGTGTGATCATTTCCGACTTGGGTCCAGATAATGGAAAACCCTTGGAAGTACCACGCTTCATCGCATCAATAAAGCGACAACCATCTCGTCCACACAAAATCTCCATGTCGTTGAGGGGCTTCAATTCCTTCGTTATGGTATCTCGAAATTCAGGTTCATCAAATCTCGCAATCAAATGACCCGCGTAATCAATAATGGCGTCCTCAAGAAGATGAGGTTCCACACCAGGACTTGGATTTGAAGATTGAGCTAATGCAGCTTGCCACATCTTCTTGTTGTGAAACTTGGGAGGACCGTGCTTCCGTTCAACTCCAGTGACTTCAGCTAAAATGCCAGAAATAGGAGTTTCCACGACTTCACTCTTAGTGTGATGCACTCTATCCATATTCGACCCCATGAACTCAACATTACTCCCATGCGGAAGATAATTCAAGGGAGAATTAGGATGAATGTCGCGAGAAGTGACCACTTGCTTGTCATAACGAGACATGGGAAAAGTTCCAGCAGAATGAGCTGGAAATCCATCCCTACAAAGATGCGTACCAGCAATTGCTGCACGCAACTCTTCTCTAACAATGGTCAAACCTTTACCACTAGCAGTACCAGTGATTCCACGCAAATGAATGAAAATAATTGGATATTTGGCAAATGAACCTATGCCAACCGCCCCACACATGCCATTAAAGGTATTGTATGGCGTGTGATATTGATACCCAGCACCTCCGGACTCGCAATCCTTAATGTAGGTCGCTTTGATTGGTTCATCTGATAATGACCCATCCTTATATCTGTACACGATTCGTGCATTCCCAGACACAGTAACCTTGTCAGGAAATAAATCCACAATGTCAGAACGCGTACCTCCCGCAGGTAATGAGACAACACACAAATCCTTGCCAGGAATGGGAATGATATTCTGAACACCGAGGAAACTCGTAAAAGTTCCTCCCAAAGAATCAGGATCTTTTCTTGTGACCAAGATCTTCAATGTGTTCCGATTCTCAAATACATGGAGTGGAAACAAATAATTTGTCCCTCCAATAGCGAGAATGTCACAAGATTGTTGAAATTTATCCTCCACCATTGTGACATGAAAAAGATTGTTCTTAACCTTTGCGACAACCTGTTCGAGCGTCATCGTGTCATTTCTATGAGATACATACAGCTCTCCCAAAACAGGATTACACCACGGATTGACCTCGGCGTCTCGCTCCTCCAAATCAGAGAGCTTTTTCGGTGCCAAAGTAGCCTGATGTTCATGTACAAAGCGAAGTGCTTTCACAAATTTATGAATCGCTTTTGCTGCAGCACATAAGGCGAGAAACTGGACAGCTTTGCTCTGACGAACAGAAGCAAATAAATCAGCTGTAATTTCTCTATTGTTACTCAAGCGCTCACATATATCACTCTTCCACTTAGCCAAAATGGTGTAGTAAAGAAATAGACACACGCTAACGGCGAACAAGCACAAGCCTGCAGACAATTCACCAAACACAGCACCCATGCAAAGAATCAGACAGAACATTTGCAACATGGCATTTCGAGTGTTGCGTTCCAATTCAATGAACTCTCGTGCATGAAACAACATATAAGCTTTTTGGACATAAGAATTATCAACGACACGCTGAGGAATGCGTAAAGTAATAGCACTCGTAAGCGCCGGAATTTTCTCAATCTGCTCTTTCAGCGATCCAAATGTTTCAGAAATTGAAGCCTGTTTATCCAAGTGTCCCGTAAGTGCTTCTCGATCATAATCTTCCCATGACTGAGATGATTCACTCGAAGCATCGTTGGAAACCGGACTTTCAGTACTGCTTACGCTATGAATATCCTCTTCCACTGACGTGGTAGGGGCCAACTCAGCTTGTGGAGTAGCACATCGACACAAACGCGGTGTACGGCGACAAACATCACAATACGACCGCGCTTTAACCATATTTTGTGCTTTACGCACAACAGTTCGCTGATTGTCAAAATGCGCTTCACAAGAATCCGTAGCATATTCCAAAAATTCATGCACATTCATGTGCGTCTCATTGATAGATCCATCAATAGGGCCCAACAACAGCTTGGAATTTTTCCCATTGGGAACAGAAACTACCAAGTCCCAAATATCAGCATCCAAATCATCTCCAGGAAATACCTTATTCACCTTCTTGGTGTCCAATCTGCCATCAGGAAGGGCAAATTCGGGCTTGACGTTCACTTTGACATGAATATCACCTCTCCTGACAATGGAAAATGGGTCGATTGAACACTTGCGGGCATGATCAGCCAAGGGAGCATTACTCGTAATGACAAGAACATGTGGACGAATTTCAATTTTCCCTTTTTCATGTAAATCGGCCTTGTTTGCATATGTAACAACATTATTGCAAATATCAATCAGCCTATCACAAGGCGATCTCTCCACAAATTCTAATCGAGTGTTTCCCATATCATCCAAAAATATACCTTGAGTGTCGCTTTTCAAAGCAGAATCAAATTTATCTGACTCCTTCAATACAGCGGTAAATTTAGGATCTGGATTAGCTCCAGAAGCCTTAAGACAATCACTCATAGCCAAACCAGCAAGTGTCGATTTTCCAACTCCGGAGGGTCCATAAATGTAAAGTGCAAACGGAGCATATCTCAAAGCTCCATCAAGACGACGAGCATTATAATCTGCACGCAATGTACGCAATGTGACAAGACGCTTCTCAAACACAGATGCTTGCCACGTGCCCTTTGCAGATTTAAATGCAGATTCAGCCAACTCAACACCCTCTTCTAGCATGGCGCAATAATCCAAATCAGTTAAGACTTGCATTTTGCCCTCATATCGAATTGGATTAGCTGCCAAATTGAAAATCATGGCATGTTGTTGCGCCTCAATAATAGCGAAGTAGAGATCATCATATCTCGAACTGGCGTCATTGGTGAATAAAAGCGGCCTAAATGATCTCTGACGAAAACACTCAAAGCCACCTTCAATAAAGGTGATGAATGTATCAAGCACCGCACCGAATAAGTCAATAGCATTTGCATGCTTCTTGATACTTCCCAATCGGAACATTTCAATGCCCTTCACATTCCATGAAAGGTTTGTGACACTACATAAGCCAATTGATGCAGCAACGGAAATAAGGTTGGAGATCTTCTCAAAAATTGGAGCACTACGAACAGTGTCCCAGTTATCCCTGAGATTCGGAAGGTATGATAACCAACCCTGGTCTTCAACATCCTTCGCTTGAGGATGAAAAATGTTGTAACCAAAAAGTTTTTTGATATGTTCCATGGTAGGAGCATGATCAATGATGGCTTCAGCAACAGATGAATGGTACATCGTTTTGAAACCTAAGCCCAGTTGAACAGCGATTTCGCTGTTAGAGCGGCAACGGGGCAATGAAAAGAGTAATAAACCCAAATTCTCGACCAAGTTAGCAACTTGAGACATGTTGGCCTCAGCATTCAGTTCTATAACAGTAGATTTAATGTGATCCCACAATCCTGCGGGAACCACAGTCTCTGCTAAAGATTGATGAACAAACACTGGGGTATTGTTGTTTCTCTTCCCTGTGGTGGGCTCTTCAGGATTAGTTTTTCCCTTAGAGCGGTTATTGTTTTTCTGAAGTTCCTTCTGAGCAGAAGCGCGATTTTTGTCAAAACGTTGACGATTATCCTGCTTAGAAGGAAAGAAACTACTAGTATTTTGGCTATCGGTAATTACATGCTATTTGGAGCCTATGGGGTTGTTAGCCCACATAGGCGCCATGGTGCTATAGTTTCATTGCTCGAAAAGTCGGGACGCAAGCCTTAGTCCCAGTTAAACAAGCCACGCACCTAAAGACCTAATCTGATATCTAGCAATATCAAATAAATAATCTAAAGGCCGGTCATAATGACATTGATTGGCGTAACTTTAAGAAGTACAGTCTAAAATTGTAAAAACAATTATTACTGCTCCATATCGTACATCATACTCTCAAAAGACAATAGTGATCTGATGAGATACCCAAAACTCTGCGTTGACAGAGAAGCCAAGGGTAAAGTTCGTGTACTTCTATAGAAGTCACAGTCAATATCGACAGCGTGTTGTAAACCATTATGCCTACACGGAGAGCCCCACTCTCTATTTGGTATTGGGGGACGCGATCACCCCTATACAATTCTTTCCAAGTTTTCGTAATGGATTCGAACGACGTCCTGCATTTGTAGTTTTTACAGGGCACAAGATAACCCTTGGGGGCCTTTTTAGACTGGTGGGCGCCAGTAGCTGTAAATCACAGCCTTAGTTCTCAAGGACATATTTATATGCTTCCAAGTGATCAGTAAAGAGCATAATAAAATATTTTATTTCTATGACGAAAAAGGAAAACACTCCTGGTTCAAGGAGTGTAACAAATAAATGGACAAATACAACAAAGTACAAAGCCTAGTACTCTATAATATTCAATTTGCACCTATAACTTAGTCTGACTTTAAGCGATAGACAGTGCGACGTTAATTCTGCATGGTTAGCAGAAAACACTGAATAGATGAAAAACTGGGTCAGATCAAAAACTTAACCAGTGTAACATAAAATCATCCGAGTCATGATGCTCGGACTCTCAACAGTGATGTAATTCAAAAACTCGAGGCAATTGTATAACTCTAACGGGAATAAAACCCGAAAGAGACATCGACGACTACAACGAGTTTGTTATCATTCCTGAAAAGAGTCCACAGAGGACTCGAGTGACTGCATGTCACTACTGATAAAAGTTGATGATCTCCACACGGGTGTAAACCCGTGTGGAG